ATGTATTCATTGATGGCGGCAACGGTAGTTGTAGCGTGGCTAACATTTGATTAAATTACGCTCAAACAACTCGCCAATCGTGCGCCGATGCGCCATTTCCCAAAATTCTCTACGTTGTTCTTTACTCAATTTATTGCCTTGGTCCAAGTCCATGTGGCAACTAAAGCATAATGCCGCAACCCTGTAATCTGATGCTTTAATTCCCTTTCCCTTACCGTCAGCCAATTGGTTTGAATGAGCCGCAACCACAGTTCCATCTTCGGTTTCGCAAAGTTGACATGGCAGCTGGCGGCAGGCAACTAAGAGTTTGGGGTTTCTATACATTGAGCCTCCGACCATTCTTGCAGATCAACAACTGCAATTTGCATATCCACAGCAACGTCAGCAGCAGCGTCAAATTGTCCTTTTAAGACAAGTTTTCGATATTGTCTGACAAGTGATGTGATTTTGATTAGGCTTTCAGAATAGTCGATCATTTTGGAAATTCTCTATTAAATTGTTTATAACTTTCTTTAACATCCATATAAATAGGCGTTACAAATGCATCTATGCCTTTTTTCATTTTTCTTTTTACCGTTTCTTCTGCTTCTTGTTTATTTGGATATAAACAATAAAACGCATCTTTACGATTTTTGTCAATAAATTCAAATGCTGCCCAACCCATTATTTCAAGGTCTTTTGTAATTATCATTTGGTTATTTTCTCAATTTGTCGGTTACTGGCTTGCTCGGTACGCCAGGCATCAAACCTAAGTTGTGCGCTGGTTAACCGCCACTTTAACAACTCGGCCTTCTCAGTTGCTGCCCCAATTGCATTGCAAAGGTTTTGGTAATCAGGATGAGCATATGCTTCCCTCTCCTGGGCGGTCACAGCAGTTTCGCCAGACTTCTTCATCAAAATAGCTTTTAGGCTTGATTTAAACGCCTCTAATTGCGCCAGTTCTCCCTTTGCCTTAGCGTAATGAGGTGCGTTGTCCCAAATGTACTCAATCGCAGGATGCGGGGAATACTCACTCATATCAAATCCATCTGTTTTGGCATTACTTTCCATTCCCTTTCAGCCCGACCAGATTTACTTTGAACGTTGCGACCAGTTAGCAAGATTTCGTGATTGCGCTCTAGCTCACTAAGCCGCCTGGCAACCTGGTTGCCATCGAGTCCTGTAATCGTGGCTATACCGTCTTTTCCTTGTGGCCCATACTTGCATAAGGCTTGGATGATGATCGTGGCGTGTTGAGCCGCTAAAGACTTTGCAGAGTCAGCAGCAGCCCAACTGGTTATGGGATCGGTGTTTCTAGCAACTTGATTCATTTTCTAAATATTCCTCGGCTCGGTTTCTAATTGCTGCGGCACAATGCAATGAATTCATACCGTTGTAATTTAATTCATCACAAATTTTTGCGGCTTCTTCCATTGCGGCTTGATGCACAAGTTTGGCAAATTGCTTTAATTCGTTTTCGCCGCCCATCAATTCTTTTGGCTCAAACATTGTTTCAAAACAACCCGCTTCTTCGGCAAAGGCTTTTAATTGTTCGTTCATTGCATCACCCATGCCATAAAAGGAACAAGCCCAAAAACAACCCCTAAAAGCGCCAAACCAACAACCCAAGCAATAGGAGGTATACGTTCGTCAGCTGCCGAATAGCGTGTTTGGTTACGCATTGTGCGATTGGTCCGACCTGTCCAGTTAGGATCGCCAAGATCAGTCAAAAAAGGCCAGTTGCGCTTATTCATAATCTTCCTCGTTTGCTGTCACGGTTTCAATATGGTTGATGTCAATAAAGTGTGTGTACATTGGGCAAACGCAATTTTCAACATCTTCAGCGTCAATCTTGATGTAAGGTTCGCCGTTTGAATCTAGTTTTACACCGTCTGCAAATTGATCCATCAATTCAGCAATTTTTTTGTCTGTTAACTCATAGGTTAACTGGCGCATTAATTCACGCTTGCCTTCGTCTGTCAGTTGGATATATGAATATTTCATTTATGTACCTTTTTTCGTGGTGATGGGGCTTGCGCCCCGTAGATTATTTTGCTGCTTTTAAAACTTCTGTATCAATCCAATCATTAATTTGTGCGCCACAAAAACCATTTTTTTGAGTACGCCCACGATTTAAATTAAGTAAAAGGCAAAAAGTGTTTTGTTCTGTTTGAGTACCAACACCAATAATTTTCCAAACTTCGCCTAAGTGAACGATTGTTTTGTCAAGAAATGTTTGCTTGTTCATTTTATGTACCTTTTATCGTGGTGTATGACGTTGTTGCCATGTACAGATATTAAGCTATCTAAACACTAATTGCATAGGTATTAACCCTATTTTTGCAATTATTTTTAATATTTTGGGGTTTTTACAACAAAAGGTGCGGGTACTCGCTGAACTAGGAGTGTGAGGGACACGGCTTTCCCCGCAGGTACATCTTACTGGAAAGTCATGCGTTTGTACGCTTGTCTGGTTCGTTCTACATCACCGGCACAATACTTTGCAATGTCTTGGATGCGCCCAGCTTGGTAAAAATCCCAAATCATTGAACCGTCAATTTCCTCGCCAATCTCGCTACCTTTCAACGGGATGTTAAAGATTTTGCACAACTTGTCGAGGCTGACACGGTTGCCGTGGCCTGCCCAGGCTGTCATTGTGTCAAAGATTGATTCATCCCACGGTTTTGCATTAAACGGGATCATCATTGGCGGTTTAACGTTATTCATTACCGAACGTTGAAACATAAACCGTAAATCAAAGTTTACAATGTTATGCCCAATGAACTTAGGCCGTTGCTGTGACGATGGTTTGTATTCATCCATCAGGGCCTGATAAAACAAGTTCAAAATGTCCGACTCAGAGCCACCACAAATGGCTAGGGGCGCATTGTCATCAATAGCATAGCCTATGCAGCATATCTGCCCTAAACCACCGTCAAAAGACGTTTTACGGTATGTGGCATCAAAGTCAGCGTCAAGTTTGTCTTGCTCTGCTTTGATGTAAGCATCAATCTTTTCTTGATCTTTGTAATTACTGGGTGCTTTGACTAGCAACTTTTGCTTTTCAATGTCAGCCTTAATTAACTCAATAGCGGTTGGGTCTTGTGCGGGTATTGTTTCAATATCAAAATAAATATTCATTTTTGTACCTTTTTAGCTAATTGTTTAAGCATCTCGATTGCATCTTGTAGGTCTTGCATGGCCCGTGCGTCTAAGACCATGTTTTCGTACCATTGTTGCAATCGCCAAGAAATAAGTATTGCTTCTTCTGATTGAGTCATTTAATTTTTAATAACGGACATTAATTTTTCAAGTTTTCCGTTTTTATCTAACTCTGACAAAACAGACATAGCGGCAGCGGTACGTTCAAGCAAAACAACATAACGTTCTAATTTATCAAAATTAGCCATTTTCTCAATAGCTGCCATTCCAGTCATCAAATCATGGGCAGATTTGCGTACTGAACCGCTTACTTTTTTTGATTGTTCCATTAAATTTTGTTCTGATTTTTGCATTTTTTGCAAAGACGTTTCAAGCATTTTTGACGATTCGTCAATTATTGACGCAGCATCTTCAAAATCTTTTGACATAATTTTTGCCCTATTTTTAAAATAATCGTTAACTTTTATGTGGCCAACAATGCTTTTGTGAGCTGCTGTTTTATCCCACATAAGTCCTTTACTATCTTGACCACATGGAAAAATGCCGCCAAGCGTAACAGTTTCAATTCCATGAAACATAGCAACCCCTAAAAAGGCACATCATCGATCATTTCATCAAGAGGCACGACAATCCCCTCTTTGATTTGGCGATAAGCGTCAGACTTTGGTTTGGCAGGCGCAGCAACTGGCGGTGCATCTTCAGTAGGCCGACCACCAAGCATCTGCATCTGGTCAGCAACCACCTCAGTTGTGTATTGATCCACGCCATCTTTGTTTTGCCATTTACGAGTAGTCATACGACCCGCTACAAAGACCTGTGAGCCTTTCTTTAAGTAGTCGGCACATATTCCTGCCAACTTACCAAACGCCGTGATTCTGACCCATTCTGTCGTTTCTTTGGTTGCTGACTTGTAGCCAACAGCAATTGAAAAGTTACAAACAGCGTTGCCATCCGCTGAATAACGTACTTCAGGGTCTTTACCCAATCTGCCAATAAACTCACAACGGTTTAAATCTGAAGCCATTATTGGTTCTCCCAGTTTGCTTTAATACCGTCATACATTGCTTTTAAGACGGGTTGTTGTTCTTTCAGGCATTGTGTCCAAGCCAATCTAAATATGTCTTTTAGGCTTTCGTAGCTGACCGCTGCCGCCATTTGGTCAACAGTTGCATCCATATCTATGCCTTTGGGTTTCTCAACCTTTGGGGGCGCAGATTTAACAGCTGCGTTACCGTCATCATCTTCACTAGCCACGCAAAAGGCCGCTTGGATTGAGTACCTCTTAGCGTAACTCAATGCGCTGCCCATGCCCTGTGCGTCTTGTTTTGATGCCGGCACAAACAATTTGCCGCAAGACATTTCCTGACCAGATTCGTGAATAATCACGGTTTCCACACAAACGCCACCTTCAGCATCGTGTGTCTTTTGTACAACAGCCAATCCGTTTGCAGACAGATGCGGCCTAACAGCATCAATGACAGATGCCAGGCTGCTGTATGCAGATTTAAAATGGGGGTTTTTGGAGTCTTTGGCTGCGTGTGACATTGCTGCTTGAGCCTTGACCAATGCTTTTGCTAGTTCATTCATTTATGCACCTGTATGTTGTCCTGACGGGTATGTCAGTAAGATAGATATTAAGGCAACTAAATATAAATTGCAAGTGGAAAACTCAACTTTAAAAAATTAATTGAGTTTCTTTTACAACAAATGTTAAGATAGCTTTATGAACACAACAGACATTATTCAAACTTTAGGCGGTACATTTGCCGTTGCCAAGATGTGTGGCGTAACTCCCCCAGCTGTTAGTCAATGGCGTACCAATGGTATTCCTGCTAACAAATTGGTGTTGATCGCTATGCAGCTTGAAAAAAAATCTAATGGTCAATGGACTAGAAAAGAAATTCCCAACTGGAAACAAATCTGGCCTAAGTTGAGATAGACTTGAATTGCCTTTAGCAAGCATGAAACAAACAATGATAAGGGTCGTGTTTCACCAGGTTAGCTTTAGACCTTGAC